TGGAAGACGCGGCAGCGCAAGCTGGGCGCCGCCTGGGACAACGACGTGCAGTGCATCGACCTCGGCAACGCGGCCAAGGTGCTTGAGGACGCGCTGCAGGGCGTGGCATTCGTGGACGACCGCTGGATCTGGCGCGAGACCAAGGAGCGCATGGAGCCCGACGGCGACGCCCGCGTCGTCGTCACGATCACGCCGATCGCGGTGCAGCAGCCGCAGGCGTCGCTGCTGGAGGCCGCGTGATGGACCGCCCCGAGCCCGTTCCGCCGCTGCGCGGCCGCAGCATCGGCGAGATCGTCGAGGACATCCAGACCGGCATCAGCATCGTCCTGAGCTACGTGTCCGAGCTCAAGCGCCGTGCCGATGGGCTGCAGCGCGCCGCCGAAGGCCGCGAGCCGCTGCCGCCTGCGCCGGTGCAGCGCCAGGTCAAGCCCAGCGCCGGCACGCCGGAGCGCCGCTACACGTACCTGGGCCGCTCGCTGACGCGCCGCGAGCTCGCCGTCCTGGCCGGCTGCGCGACGCCGACGATGACCCAGCGCCTGCGCAAGTACAGCGCCGAGCGCGCCGTCGCGATGGGCGCCGGCGACAGGGCGCGGCCGCGGATCGATCCGACTGCGGTCGCCCCAACGGCGGTGGTCGTCAAGCCGCTGCCGGCCCCGCCGAAGCAGGCTGTGTCGCCGCCGCCGATTCCGCCCACGCCGAGCCCTGCGCCGAAGCCCGAAGTGGCGCCCATCATCCCGCCCGGCGTGAAGATCACGATTGCGCCGACGCCGCGCGGCCGCTTCGAGGTCGACCGCGTGGAACCGCTCTTCTCGGCTATGGGGCCCGGCCGCTACCTGGAGGACGCGCGGTGACGCTGGTCCTGCGCCGCATCGAGCCGCTCAGCCTGGGAGGCGCGTGATGCCGACCCTCGTTGACGGTCGCGATGTGGCGCCTGACAGCGAGGAGTGGCGCGCAGAGTGCGAGGCCCGCGCGATGGCCAAGCTGCCGACGCTGGCCGAGCGCCGCGCTTGGCTGGGGGACGTTGAGCGCAAGCGCGGCAAGGAAGCCGCGGATCGGCTGCGCTCCCTGATGCTGACGGTCTGGGATCGACGATGAGCACTGTCCCCGTCGTCAAGCGGCGCCGCGACTGGTTCAGGATCCTGCGCGACCTGGCGGCCGTCGGCGTGTCCTACGCTGCCGTCGGCCGGGTGTGCCAGCGATCGACGACGACGGTGCAGGCTTGGGCCGAGGGCGCCGAGCCGAAGGAGAGCGACGCGCGCATCGTGCTCGCGCTGTACGCGAAGCACCTGCCGGAGAGCTACGCCGAGCATCAGCGGCACTTCGACATCCGCGTCGCGGTCGAAAGCCTCGAGCAGCCGGGCGAGCAACGGACGCTGCGGTTCGTGGAGGTGCGGTAGGTGGGCCGGCCGTCCAAGTTGTCGCCGGCGCAGTGGGACGAGGTTCGGCGCCGCCTGCTTGCCGGCGAGACCGCTCGCTCGCTCGGCCGCGAGTTCGGCGTCAGCGAGGCGGCGATCCGAAAGCGGTTCGGTGCGAACCAATCTCTTAGTGCGCAAAGTGCGCAAGTACGCACCGCCGCGTCAATGCTGGCGCAGGCACACACGGTCATCGACGCCCTGCCGGCCGCGCAGCGCGAGGTCGCCATCAACCTCGCCGACAAGCTGCGCAGCATCAGCGGCAGCCTGGCGAGCGCGGCCGAGCTGGGCGCCAAGACCGCGCACCGGCTGCAGGCGTTGGCGAACAGCCAAGTCGCCAAGGTCGACGACGCCGAGCCGATGCAGTCGATCGACCAGCTGCGCGACGTCGGCGTGCTGACGAAGCTGGCGAACGACAGCGCTTCCATCGCGCTGAACCTGCTGGCCGCGAACAAGGAGACCGTGCAGAAGATCAACAACCCGCCGCCGGCGGAAGCCGATGCCGCGCCGCTGCGCCATCGTCTGGGGCTTGACGAGTGGAAGAAGGCGCACGGGCTGTCGTAGATGTGGCTTCCTCAGCCTGGTGCGCAGGAGATCGCCTGGACCGCTGACTGGTGCGACGAGCTGTTCTACGGCGGCGAGCGAGGCGGCGGCAAGAGCGACCTGCAGCTCGGGTTCCAGGAAGACGGCGCGCTGACCTACGGCCGGGCCTGGCGCGGCATCATGTTCCGCAAGACGTTTCCAGAGCTTGAGGAACTGCAGGCTCGCGCGATGGAGGTCTTTCCGGCCGAGGGCGCCGTGTTCAAGACGCAGCCGAGCGCCGAGTACCCGTTCAGCAGCTGCTGGTACTGGCCCAGCGGCGCGAGCGTGAAGATGCGCTACATCGAGGCCGAGAAGGATTACGGCCGCTACCACGGGCACCAGTACACCGGCATCAGTTTCGACGAGGTGACGGAGTACCCGAGCCCATCGGGGCTGCTGAAGATGCTCTCGACGCTCCGCAGCGCGCAGGGCGTGCCGTGCCGGATGCGGGCGACCGGCAACCCGGGCGGCATCGGCCACGTCTGGGTCAAGGCGCGCTACATCACGCCGGCGCCGCCGTTCACGCCGTTCACCGACCCGGAGACCGGCTTCACGCGCATGTTCGTGCCGTCCAAACTGTCGGACAACAAGATCCTCGCGCGCAACGATCCGGGCTATCGATCGCGCATCCTGGCGGCCACGGGCGGCAACGAGGCGCTCCGGCAGGCCTGGCTGGACGGGAACTGGGACATCGTCGCCGGCGCGTTCTTCGACAACTGGAACCCGGCGCAGCACGTCATCGACCCGTGGGCGCCGCCGAAGGGCTGGACGCGATACCGGTCGATGGACTGGGGCAGCGCGAAGCCGTTCTCCGTCGGCTGGTGGGTCATCGTGCCCGAGGACACCTGGCTGAAGCGGCGCAGGGGCGGCGAGGTGCTTCTTCCCCGCGGCGCGATCGTGCGCTATCGCGAGTGGTACGGCTGCAAGGATGACGAGCCGAACGTCGGGCTGAAGTTGGACGTCGAGGAAGTCGCGCGCGGCATCAAGCAGCGCGAGGCGGGCGACGAGATCGACGAGGCGCTGTCGGTGGCCGACCCGTCGATGTGGCGCGAGGACGGCGGCCCGAGCCTGTACGAGCGCATGGTCGGCGCCGTGGCCGGCACGGGCGGCCCGCGATTCCGACCGGCCGACAACACCCGCGTTACCGGCTGGCAGCAGGTTCGGGCGCGGTTGAACGGCGACGAGGAAGGGCGGCCGCTGCTGTTCGTGACGGCCGACTGTCGCGACTTCCTGCGCACGTTCCCGGCGATGCAGCACGACCGAAACCGCGTCGAGGACATCGACACCGACGGCGAGGACCACGTCGCCGACGAGGTGCGATACGCCTGCATGGCGCGGCCCGTGTCGCGGGTGAAGCAGCGCCGCGCACCCAGCGGCCCGAAGCCGTTCTCGCTCGACTGGGTGATGCAGCAGCGCTGACGCGCCGATTCGTGGCGAAAACGCGCGGCGCCGCGTGGCGCAATGCCTGCCATGCACGCCGCTGCCGACCTGCTGCCGAACTTCATGGACCGCCCGCGCATCGTCGCGGACGATCTGCGCCGCGTGCAGGACCCGTGCGTCGTGCTCGAAGCCGACTGGCTGGACTCCGACGGCGAGCGCTGCTACGCCTTCACCGTCGGCGGCTGGCTCGACGGCCGCCCGCTGGGCGACCCGCGCGGCGGCTGCACGATCGGCGGCGACGTCATCGTCGTGCACGCCCGCGACCAGGCCGAGGCGAAGGTCATCGCGTCGATGGGGCTGCAGGACACGCTGGACGGCCTGAACAGCGAGGAGCAGTCCTACATCGAGGCGAACGCGGCGCTCGCGCGCCTGCAGTCCGTCGGGCCGGTGCGCCGCACCGAGCTCGCCACCGCGGCGCCGGCCGACAAGAGCGACGAGTTCGAGGCCGACGCGGCGCTGATCCGGCCGCTGCGCGGCGACGACATCCTGCTGACGAGCCGGGGCGGGGGCCCCGATCCGGCGGCCGACACCTGATCCCATCGGGCGGTGCGGCCCGTTGCTTCGCACCCGGATCGCAGGGCCGGTCTCTGCCTGGAGAACGCCATGAGCATCAAGGTTCAATCCCTCGGCCGCGCCGGTTCCGCCGCTGCGACCATCACGATCACCGGCAGCACGAACGCGACGCCCATCGTCGTCACCTTCGGCGACGGCCACGGCCTGAAGGACACCGACCGCATCGCGATCGCCGGCGTCACCGGCAACACCGCGGCGAACGGCATCTGGACGCTGGAGTTCACGGGCGAGAACACCGCGAAGCTCCTCGGCTCCGTCGGCAACGGGACGCACGGCGGCACCGTCCGCGTCGGCGTCGTCTTCGACCGCACGCCGATGATGCAGAACCACTCCGCGCACCTGCAGGTCAGCGGCAACTGCGTCGGCACGCTGCTGCTGGAGGCGTTCGCGAGCCTGTCGGACTTCGGTTCGGGCTTCAACACCTCGACGGCCGGCGGTGCGGTTTCGCCCATC